CTGTTTCTGAGAACTCGCTGTACTGTTGTACAAACTGTTGTCCTAAATCATCAAGTAAGAAAGACCCACGTTGTGGATTGTCTTTGTAGGCAACCTTACATGCTTCTAGATATTTATGTAGTACAAGTCTACGGAACTCAGAGTCAAGCTGGAACCAACGCTCTGTTACTTTAGCAAACTGACTTATCTCTGCTTGTACATTTCTTACAGCTGCACGAGTACCAATCTCCCCTTCTCTTGCTCCCTGTACTCCTGCAATCTTACCCATGGTAGCCTCGATGTTAGCAAGGTAGTTAGTTAACATCTGAATACCTGTAGTATTAGCACCCATAGAAACCTCCTGTGTAATAAAGGTATTAAAAGAACCTGCTGCTTTACCTTGAGCAGGCCCCTTTAATACTTCTTGAGTTGGGTCAAGGAACATCACCTTATCCACTGCTGTATACTGCAACCATTCTGCAGGGTCCCACCCAGAAGGTATCAACGCAGTATTTACCGCAGTAGCTGTTCCTTTAAACGTAGCAATCTCAAGCTCTCGTTTCCAAAATCCTATATCATAGGCATAGTCAAAAGGCTTAAGTAGGTCCATACAAGATTGTACTTTATACCCATTTGTATTACAGCTCATGCCAATGACAGGCGGGGTGCCTGAAGATAGATTAGTCATTGACTTTGAGCTGTGTGCCACAGGTTCCATCTTAACATAAATGTCTTGACCTAGCTTAGTACCTCTAAGCCATTCGTTAATCCACATGTATTTAACAGTCTCTCCGAGCTCTTCTTTCGGCTTGTAGAATTCATTTACATATGTAATCTGCTCATCGCCGAGCTCGTCTATATATGTAAGCTTACCAATCTTACGACGTGATCTCCAGTATACAGTTACTTCTCTAATCTCTCCTCTCTCATTAAAGTCTCCGCCAAAAGCATACTTCTCTATAACGTTAGGAGATATAAGCTTAATAGTATCATCAGCTGTTGATCCTTTATCTGTACCTGTAATACTATCCGTATTGTTTACTAGACTAGCTAAGTCTCCTCTATTAGATAAGAAGTAGTCCGACTGGTAGTCCGACAAGTACTGGTCACGCTCTTCTAGTTTCTTTACATCTTTATCTGTAAGATGATCCCAGTAGTCATCCATAATCTGACCCACAGATCTGTACTGGTAGAGTACAATAATATCTCTCTCGTGTAAATACAAAGAAGATCCTCCGCCCATAGTAAAGACATTACGAGGATCTATACGTCTCATTACTGGTCTGCCTCCTAGGACATCACACTGAATGACTTGTTCTCCTGATACTAGCAGATCTTCAAAAGTTCTACGGAATAAGAACTCAAAGTTGTTCTCTTTGTACTCTCTTGTTAAAATAAGGTTGGCTGTCTTCTCTGCAAGATCCTGGTAGTCATAAGTCATGAACTGCTTAATCTTCTCTACCTCTTTCTGTACAGTCTGCTCGTCTGGCTTCTTAGCTAATATAGCTAGTGTCTTCTCAAACAGCTTCTCTTTTAGCTCTTCTTCTTTTCTAGTGTTAGAATCCTCATCTTTACCAGAGATGTATACTTTAAACTCTCTCTTTCTAGAGATGTAGTCTCCTAGTAGTAGATCAATCTTAGCATTACCTATACCAACGTGTTGGAACTTAGCAGGAAAGTTGTCTAAATCTAATTGAGCTGGGTTAATATATTTCTCAAAGTTACGTACATCTATAATGTTCGCTCTAAGATTGTAGTTTTCCGTTTTGTTTCCAAACTCTCCTCTGTAATATTCGTTACTTCCTACAAGTCCTTCTGCAAAGTCGATACATCTTTTGTACCATTTGTCATTTTTCTTTGTGTCTGATACTTTCTGATTAGGAAAGTTGTAACCTGTATACTTAATATTCTCGTCTGTCCCGCCAGTATAGTTTTTTGCCATGATAATCTACCTTAAGTTGCAAAATTAATCAAAAAATCTTTTTCTTGAGGAAGATACGCCTCTTTTTGTAAAGTATTTGTTTTCTAAAAACGTCATTCTCTTCTCTGTTTGCTCTTTTTTCGCCTTATGCATTGTTTCATCGTACCAAAACAACATAATTAACGCAGAAACTCGGTCAAAGTTACCTTTTGGGTTCCATCTAATCAATTCTTTTAGCAATGCTGGCGATAACACAGTAGTTAAGACTAGATTATCGTTATTCATAGAGATAGGACTCATCAACCAAGAGTTGATGTAGTCTAATCCTGTATCATTAATCCTGCCTGAGTTAAATATTCCCTTAGATGTGTTTGTTCCTACTCTATATGTATCAGAGTTTCGTAACTGGTACGGAGTTTCTGCTAGTAAATACGTACAGTTGTTCTGAACAAAGTAATTAAACAGACCTATGAAGTTCTGCTCGTACATACCTG